TGCCACGGCGAAGCAATATGGCGTCGCAGACCCGAATGACCTGACGCAATCAGCTACAGGCGCTGCATCGTACATCCATGATCTTATGGCGAAGTACGAAGGCGATATTCGGAAGGCCCTGGCTGCTTATAACTGGGGCCAAGGAAATCTGGACAAGGATATTGCCGCGCATGGTGGCGATTGGGAAAGATTTCTTCCCAACGAAACTGCGGGCTATCTCAATAAGTTTGACGGTACGCGCCTTGGCGCCTCGCCGGCAAACAGCCAAACCGTCTCGATGAACCAGACCAACATGTTCACCATTAATGGCTCATCCGATCCTCGCGGAACGGCACGCGCTGTCGGTGGCGAACAAACCCGCGTCAATGGCGACCTCGTAAGAAACTTCGCTGGAGCATTCAGATGAGCGCAATTGGGAACGCGGTTGCGGCGGGGCAGATCCTGATCCAACTGCTGACCCATAAGCAGAAGCGTGGGTTTGATGATGGATCAGGATCGTTGTTCGTTCCAGACGCGACGATCGAGGAAGTGCATAGTGACGACCTTGAAATCACCGACCATCCCGTAGAACAGGGAACCGTGATTTCCGATCACGCATTCAAGCGTCCGTCTGAGTTGATCATCACGGCCGGCTGGTCGGATAGCCCGAACAATTCAGGTTTGGCTAACCAGATCGTCGGCGCCGCAGCAAACACAAGCCCTGCCCTGCAAACCATTCTTGGTGCAACACGGACTATTGGCGGCATTGTGAATATGTTTGCGAGCAATGGGCGAGGCTCACCGTCTCAGGCGGCGTATCAGCAGTTGCTTGCCATGCAGGCAAACCGGTTGCTGTTCACGATATTCACCGGGAAGCGCGTCTATCAGAACATGCTGGTCAAGTCGCTTGCGACGACGACGGACGCGAAGACCGAAAACAGTCTGGTAATCCGGATTGGATGTCGTCAGCTTTTGATGGCGCAGACGCAGACCGTGACAGTGCCCGACTCATCGGTCATGAAGAATCCGGAGCAGAACGGGGCGGCGCAAAACTTTGGCGTCAAGTATCCCCTGCCCTCGCCGAACATCAATGCGACCGCTCTGCCTCAGTTCAATTCGTCGGGCCAGCAGGTATGACGACCTATTACGAAATCCCGCTTTCGCCTGAGCCGCAGACGTTCAATATCGCTCTCGCTGGCGTGACCTACGGATTTACGGTTCGATGGAATGTTCCTAACGATAGCTGGGTGATCGATATTTCTGACGCGAGCGGCAACCCCGTCGTGTCGGGTATTCCGATGGTGACGGGTGCAGACTTGCTCGAGCAATTCGGTTATCTCGGTCTCAACTTCGCTTTGGTAGCGCAGACCGATAACTCGCCGGACACGGTCCCGACATTCGATAACCTCGGCACAACCGGGCATCTGTACGCCATTACCAATCCATGAACCAGTTCGGACGAAAAGCAACGCTGGTCGTCTCGACGGGCACGGTTGGGCTCGATCTTTCGGATTTCCGCTTTACGTTCCGCACGACGAACTCCGATGCGCAGACACCAAACACGTTGTACGTCCGGGTGTACAACCTCTCGCCGCAAACCGTCGCGAAGATCGGCACGAACACCAGCACTGAGTTCAGCACTATCACCCTACAAGCCGGGTATGAAAACGGTAACTTCGGAATAGTGTTTACCGGGTCGATCAAGCAGACGGCAACCGGTCGTGAGCGCAATGTCGACAGCTATATCGATATATGGGCCGCCGACTCCGACCTCTGGTACAACTTCTCGGTCATCAGCCAATCGATCGTTGCCGGCCAGAAGCCGGAGCAGGTAATCAGCTCAATCACGGGGGCTGCATCGTCCAACGGTACGCCTCCGATCAAGTTTGCGACCGATGCCAGCGGCCTGATTGCTGGCTCAGCAGCCGGAACCGCAAACGCCCTCTCGAGGGGGAAGGTGCTTTTTGGGATGTCCCGCGATTACGCGAGAGACTGGGCCGACAAGTACGGCTTCCGATGGTCGATCCAGAATGGCGAGTTCGTGCTGGTGCCCATTACTGGCTATCGACCGGGCGAGGCGGTTGTGCTGTCATCGACGACTGGGCTTGTCGGTGTGCCGGAGGCGACGCAGGATGGAGTGCGAGTACGCGCCCTGCTCAATCCGCTGATCCGAATTGGCTGTCTTGTGCAGATCGCGCAGTCCGATATCAACCAGATCACGACTCAGCAGCAAGGGTTGAAGTACGACACTGCTATTGCGACGGTGGTGACGGCTGCGGGCACGTACCGCGTTATGACTGCAGAGTTCAGCGGTGACAGCCGCGGACAAGATTGGTATGTCGACATGATCTGCCTCGCAGTAGATGTGTCGGCGAGCAATCAGAACCAGTCTGTAGCGGCGACCGGTTAGCGATCAACCATGTTCGGAATCGTGACGCCTGCAAATGGACGCCCATCCTTCAGCTTTCCCGAAACGACAGGAATAACGCCCATCTCCATCCGGACATTCATCGGCGTCCCCTCTGGCACGAGTTGACACTGGTAGTCGGACGGCTTCGGTTCCGCGCCATAGTCGTAGCCGTTGAGCAATGCGCCCTGCTTCCTCAATTCCGGCGATAGCGACTGCCGGGCGTGCCGGGCTTCGTTGATCCGGCCATATAGCCAATTCGCCTCATCCATTGACGGGCACACAATTGCGCCGTCGACCAGATCCATTCCTTTGGCTGTCGGTTGCTTCGGTTCCGGCTTGGACGTGAGAGTTACTTGATCTGCGGGCTTTGGGCGGACGGTGTAGTTATTTTCTGCCCACCCTTCATATACACGCGAAGCGTAATCATCGGGCCGCCCGAAGGCAGGCACGACAATCGAAGCCATAAGTGCAAAAGCAGCAATTTTCATCTGATACCTCATGCTCCAGTTAGAACGCGTTAATGATTCGCAGGAAGCGTTGCGCCTAGTTCTGGAAGGGCATCAGGCGCAGGTCTGGACGGCGCTTCCGGCAATTATAGAAAGTTTCGATCCCGCTGCCGTTACATGCGTCGCTCAGCCTGCCATCAAGGCTCAGGTTAGAGCTCCTGACGGCTCGACGCAGTGGGTTACGTTGCCTTTGCTGCTCGATTGCCCCGTCGTATTTCCCCGCGGTGGCGGCTGCACGCTGACATTCCCGGTCTCGGCTGGCGACGAATGTCTCATCATCTTTGCCTCCCGCTGCATCGATGCCTGGTATTCCTCGGGCGGCGTTCAGGTGCAGTCTGAATTCCGAATGCACGACCTGTCAGACGGCTTCGCGCTACCGGGACCGTTCTCGCAGGCCACGAAGATCAGCGGCATCAGCACGAACAGTGTGCAGCTTCGCAGCAATGACGCTTCGACCTCGATCGACCTGAATCCAACGACGCAAAAGGTCACGGTCACAGCTCCTGGAGGGTTCTATGTGAATGGCCCAGCCTACTTCAGTAGCACCGTCATCATTCAAGGCCTGCTTTCCTGGCTTAACGGCATGACCGGCAGCACGGTAAGCGGCGTCTCGGCAGCCATTTCTGGCGTCATCAACTTCATCGGCTCTGTCACATCGAACGGGAAGGCGATCGACAGCACGCATAGCCACCATGAGAACGGTGCGGGCAGCAACACCAATCCTCCGAACTGATATGCGCTATCGCACTCTCGACGCCAACGGTGATTACACGTTCGGGCAGAACGCAGCCAATTTCCTCGTCGACTCTCCTGCCGCTGTCGCTCAAGCCATCCAGACCCGCCTCAAGCTTATTCGGGGTGAATGGTTCCTCGATCAGACGGCGGGTACACCCTACAACACGCAAATCCTCGGCGCCGGAACTGAAGCGACACGCGACCTCGCAGTCCAGACCGTGATTCTCGAAACGCAGGGCGTGACTGAGATCGTCGACTACGCAAGCCACCTCGATCCGTCCACGCGCGCCTTTACGGTCGCCGCGACAGTGAATACGCAATTCGGCCAAACGACTATTACCCAGGTTCTCTGATGGCAACACTTCCGCTTTCGACGTTGGCGGCTGCGATCGATTCGACGGGTATTTCGGCGCCCGACTTCGCGACGATCCTCGCCAGCCTGACTGCATCATTTCAGAGCATTTACGGCAGTGACATATATGTCCAGCCTGACGCGCAAGATGGTCAGTTTTTGGCATTCCTCGCTCAGATCGTCAACGACGGCAATCAGGCCGACGTCACCACGTACAACGGCTATTCGCCCTCCTTCGCCCAAGGTGCGGCGCTCTCTAGTCAGGTCAAGATTAACGGTCTGCGCCGCGATGCATCGAGCAACAGCACGGCAGTTGTGACGCTGGTTGGTCAGGTCGGCACGCCGATCAACAACGGCGTTGCGCAGGACACGAACAAGAATCTGTGGAACCTGCCGGCCTCTGTCGTCATCCCGGTTAGCGGCACTATCGATGTCACTGCAACTGCGCAGCAGCCCGGCGCGATCACGGCTATTGCTGGCGCGATCAATGGGATTAATACGCCGACGCGCGGGTGGCAGTCGGTGACGAATGGCGCTCCAGCTACACCGGGCGATCCGGTAGAGACTGACTCGGCACTTCGCCAGCGTCAGGCTACATCAACTTCGCTTGCTGCGCTGACGCCCCTGCAGGCGATCAAGGCCGCGGTCGGAAATGTGCCTGGTGTTGGTCGATTCGAAGTCTATGAGAATCAGACTGGCACCACGGATGCCAACGGTGTACCGGGTCACTCGATCGCCGTCGTTGCCGAAGGTGGCGACATCACGACGATCGCCCAGACCATCGAGGCGAAGAAATCGCCAGGAACAGGTACGTTTGGCACGACTTCTGTCACTGTCACCGATCCTGCTGGCGTGCCGATCACGATCAACTTCTTCGAGATGACCGAAGAAGCGGTGCTAGTTCAGGTCAAGATTGTTCCGTTGACGGGATTCGTGTCGACAACGTTCGCCCTCATCACGAATGCACTGGTGACGTACCTGACCAGCTTCGCCATCGGTCAGGACTCGTTGCTCGGAAAACTGTTCGGTGCTGCGAACCTGTACGGCGACGCAGCGACTTCTAGCTCTGGCCTGACTCAGGCCCAGCTCGACGTGCTGAGCAACACCTATAACCTGCCGGTCACGAACATCTTTCAGGGCCGTGGCGACATGCTGGTGACGGGTGGGCCGTACAACGCAGGGGCAGTGACGATCAATATCGCGAACGTGGCGAGTCTCGCCAACGGGCGGTCGATCATCGTCAACCAGACGGACGGCTCGCAACTGAGTTCTACTATCACCGGCATCGTCGGAAACGCGGTGACATTCACGCCGGCCATCGCTGCAGGCAAGACGATCAATGCCGGCGCACAGGTGCTGGTGAATGGCGATCTGGTTCTGGCGTTCAATGAAGGCGCGCAATGCGTCGCTGCTGACATCAACGTGACGACATGACGGCATTAATATCCGACTACACATCGCTCATCACGTCGGAGCACCAGTCAGCGCCCCGCTTCATGGCGATGGTGTCGCTTCTGGCCCAGTGGGCCGTTGATCGGCGCAACCTGCTGGCATCGATTCCAGAGCTTTACGACATCGATACGGCAGTCGGCCAGCAGCTTGACCGGATCGGAGAATGGGTTGGCGTCTCGCGCAACCTGTCGCTGCCGCTGACTGGAGTCTATTTTAGTCTCGACACGACAGGCCTGGGCTTCGATCAAGGTACATGGCTCGGGCCATTCGATCCGACAACAGGACTGGTGGCGCTGCCGGATGATCAATTCCGGATTCTGCTGTACGCGACGATCGCAGCGAACAATTGGGATGGAACCGTCCCGAGCGCCTATGACGCGTGGAACACGATTTTCGCGCCGCTCGGTTATTCGGTTCTGATTGCTGACAACCAGGATATGACGATGAACGTCGTTCTGGTGGGGCCAAGCCCGGATGCTGTGACGCTGGCGCTGTTCACCGGCGGCTATCTCAACCTCCGGCCCGCTGGCGTGGGAATCACGAATTACTATTTGCCCAGCGTTCCGGACTCTCCTGTATTCGGCCTAGACGTCGAAAATTCGGCAATAGCCGGTTTCGATATAGGGGCATGGGTAACGCCGCTCCCGCACTAATCACTCACCATCACAAGATAAGCCGCCTCTGTGCGGCTTTTTGCTTCGTGGAGCCCAAATGTCCAATGATTTTATCCCGTTCGCAGTAGGCGGCAGCGCGAACGTTACGCCCCAAGCTACATACGCTGCGAACACAACGCTGACGCAGAACGGGTTTGTGGCTGGCATCGCCAAATCCACCGATTTGAACAAGGTATGGCGCCAATCGTCGATCATGTCGGCAGTTCTGGCTCAGTTCATCACCAACACGACCGGCCAGAACTCGGTAGATGACGGCACGACGGCGACGCTGTTGTCCAACCTGATTGCTGCCGTCAGCGCTCAATCTGAATCGGTTATTGGTGGCGTCCGCAACCTCACAATGAGCGTCGCGACGGCGTCGGCAACGGCAACGATGACGGCAGATGAAATCATCGTCGGTTCCGCGCTTGGAGGCCTGAAATACACTCTCGCCAGCTTCAGCAAGACGATCAACCTCGCGACTACCGGCGCGGGCGGGATGGACACTGGTACGGCGCCGGTGTCCGGCTATGTCGCGCTGTACGCGATCTACAACCCGACAACCGGTGTTAGCGCACTTCTGGCAACGAATACGACGAGCGCGGTTGCGCCGAATGTGTACGGCGGCGCAAATATGCCTAGCGGGTACACGGCAAGTGGGTTGGTGAGTGTGTGGGGGTGCAACGGCAGCAGCCTGTTCGTTCCGGGTTACCAATCCGACCGGAAGATCCAGTTTAGCCGGACGACGGTCTTTACACTGACGAGTAATAATTCGTCTCCAACACCAATAACTGCAGGAATTATCCCGAAGAACGCCAAACGCGTGAAAGGGGACATCTTCTATAGCAGCACTGTCACTGCCGATTCACTACTTTTCAGCATCGGCCCGACCAGTGGCTCTGTCGGACAACTCTTTTTCCGTGCCGGCTCCAGTAACGGGCAATATTCTTTCAACGTCGAACTAATCTCGCCACAGATGATATATGTGTCGAATACTGGCGCAACCGGCACGGTGACGTTTAATTCTTCATTGTGCGAATATGAAATCTGATGTCGGAGAACTGTGATGGCAATCAACGTACAATTTTCCGACTCATCGCAAACCGAGGTCGTGAGCTATTTCGAGAGTCCGCAGGACACTTCCACCTTCCCGAATACGGGCATCGTTGAAAGCGACGATGCCCGGTGGGCCGCGTTTTACAACTTGGTGAACGGCCCGCAGATGGGTTTGCCAGACCCAACATCGCCTTCCTGATCGCAGATCACGCGTTCGCGCGCATGCCACCACCAACTATCTGCCGAGCAACCTTGACGCCGCGATTTCGAAGCGGCATCTCCACAAATCGGTAGTTGAGTTCAGCAAAAACGGCTATCAATGCAATTGCCGTCACCACGTAGCGAATTGTGTATGTGCCGTCCGGAGGCGGCGAGCCTACCCGATCATTCCAACGTGTCCATGCCTCATGCGCGATCATATAGGCAGGAAGGTGACAGAGATAAATTGCGTAGGATCGTGAACCGATCCATAGCAGAACCGGCCGTAGCGTCCGGGATGGCAGGACATATCCCTTGTTGAATGACGCTGCATAGACGAGGGTGGCGGCTGCAATGGCCATCATGCCGACGTGGAATGGGATTGTCCCAAGAGTCGCCGGAATAAACGCCAATGCAAGAATGAAAAACAGGCTCATGCACCAGGCCTTTGGCTTCTTCTTCAGTGATGCCGGCTCGAACACGCGATACTGGGACGTGCGCGAGAAAAGATAGATAACGACGCCCCACAGCAACGCATCAAGGCGCGTACCCCAGAACAGCGTGCCTGTGTTTCGATACATCGGGAATTGCAGAGCGATCGCGAAGAGCAAGACGCGATACCGCCATGCGACGGGAGCGAAGATTACAAAGAAGGGGAAGAGCAGATAGAACTGCTCTTCAAGCGCGAGGCTCCAATAGACAAAGCCTTGCCCCATGTTAATGCCGAAATAGGGCGCGAAGTTCGCCACACTCGTCATGATCGCCACGCTGCGAAAGATCGCATCGTGTGGGGTGCCGAAGGCTCCGGTTCGGTTGAAGAAAAAGGCGCCCGCCGTCATAATGAGCATCCAGAGCCATGCCGATGGCAGCAGCCGGTAAAGCCGCCGGACCCAGAACGCTTTTACGACGACCCATTCGCGCCCTTCGGTGCGCGCGATGTCCAAGGATTCGACCAAAGACTTGCTGACTACGTAACCGGAAACGCAGAAGAACAGGTCGACACCGCCCCAGAAGTGCAGGTAGTTTTCGACCTTCCCAAGCGGGTGGGGCGTCCATCTAAAAAGGACGTTTAGATGCTGAAATATCGTCAGGATGATCGCGGCAGCGCGCAAACATTCGATGTCAGCGTTCTTGGCCGCCATTTCAGTTCAATCCAGTGCGCATAAGTCCATCCGTATGAGCTGAGCGTGAGTAGGCGTGGATTGTAGCGCGCCATTACCACCGATACCCCAACGTCACCATATGCGCCGCCCTGAACCCAAGGGGAACATTGCTGTTGCTGACGTTCTTCGATGGCGTGCTGATATAGGTGTAGCGCACAGTGACCTTCTTGTAGGCGACCGATGCGCCAGCAACCCACGTGAGTTGTGGCTTGGGGTCATGTGCGAGCGTTTCGACTGAGCCGCGCGGCCCCCAAGGGCTTGTTTCAGACATCACGGTCATGGTCGACGTCCACGTCCCTTTGAAGATCGCTGGGCCGCCCTCCACGCTGAAACGCCAGTTTCCGACCTCGTAGTAAGGCTCGATGGTCAGCGCAATCGCCTGTAACGAGCCGCCCGTGTCGAAGTAACGCATCGGGCCGCATGTGCCGTTGCATGCCTGTTTCTGAGGGTTGTAGCCGCCAACGCCATCCGTGTAGTCGGAAGCGTCAGGAACGGCGTCGCCCTGAATCTTGGCGGTGCCGAAGTACATGTAGGAGAGGTTCACATCGACGCCGGGCAGCCACGACCCGCGCGTGTATGGAAGCGCGGTCAAGCCAACGCCGATTCGACCGGCAGGAACACGGAGCTTCAGGTGGTGGGAGAAACCCTCCTGGAAGTACATTCCATCACCCATCGCCGTGAAGTTCGTGGCGCCAAGCCCCGCTTCGGCGTGAAAACACGACTCAGCCCGCGCGCTCACTGCAGCGCAGCCGAGCGTCATGGCTACGGCTGCGGTTCTCCAGGTGTGTCGAGCTCGATCGTGGCCCCGGCCTGGCGCATGCGTTCCAATACGCGGGCGATAGCCGCGGCGTCCAGTTCGTCTCGCGCCAGCCCGAAGAACAATGTCTGTGCACTGATTTCCCGCCTCTTCTCGCCCGTCTCCGTGTACCCGCGCCAGTGTCGGCCGCTCGAAAGGCCGAACAGCTTCGCCATCTGGGCGCTCGAAAGACCCAACTCGTCCTTGAGGCGTTGAAGCTCTTCCGCAGAAGGTGCCGTGTACTTCATGTTGAAGTGATCCAGTGCCATTGAAGGCGCGAAACAAGCGGTTCATGGTTTTCCTCTCGGAGATTGTGGCCGCGGCAAGTGCGCTTCCAGTAGTTCAAGCATAGGCACTTTGTGCCTATTAGTCAAGCAATAAATCAGACGCAAAAAAGCCGCCGAGCTTTCGCAGGGCGGCCATTGATGAAAGAAGGTAAGTCAGGCGGCTTGGAAGAATACGGCTGGGCTCACGTGGAACCGTCGCGACAATCCGGCAATCTGGCGCGTGTTGAGTTCGCGCTTACCGCTCAGAATCTCTGACACCACTCCTTGGCTACCTATCTCCGGCAGATCGGACTGGCGCACGTCGTTCTCCAGCATCAGTTGCTTCAGAACATCAGCCGGCGACGCCTCTGGTAGTTGATGGTGTGAAGCATCGTATTCTCCGATAAAGTCGCCGAGCGTATCAGCTAGAGGCGCCAAGCGATGGCCTTCGTCGGCAGCGCCGGCATCAAGAAGCGCGTTCAGTGCGCGCACGGCAAAGTCATATTCAAGATCCGAATTGATCGGATGCAGCGGCACCTTCTGTGAGATGGCCTCGAAATGGGTGGCCAACTCTTCAATGTCGTCTCGCGAAAATTTCAAGGCTTCCATTTGTCGTACTCCTTGTGCGTGAAAACATGTCGCACATATAGCTTCTGCACGTTGAAGTGCACGGCTGCAACCAGCCTGAATTTGTTGCCGCCAATATCAAACACGTAGAACGCTCCGACCTTGTCGGCGGCATTGAACGCCCGCTTCAGGTCCGCGAAACTTGCGAACGTTCCCGCCTCAATCGTCTTACGCCAGATCTGGAGCGGCACGCCCGCATCCGGGTGTTTGGCGGCGAACTCGATCAGGGCTTTGTTGGATATGACTCGCATGCACGAACAGTATCTCAGCTTGAGATACACAACAAGAGTTGTTACAAATTGACCATCCAAGCCGCCCTCGAGCGGCTTTTTCCATTTCTACCCCGGGGCTTTACCTATGGCTATCGGCGATCAAGCCGCAGACCTCGCACGCAGCGACCTCGTTGCAAGCGCAGTGAAATCACTTCCCCCGGTATCGGTGGCGAGCATGCATTGGCTGGGGTTCCAGATCTCAGACTGGGTGATGGCGGCCACATTGATCTACACGGTGTTACAGACCTTCGCGCTGATCCGAGACAAGTTCTGGCCGCGCCACAGGAAGCATAGAAAGGAGTGAGACGTGACCCCCGACGACTTCATCAAAGCCGTTTCTCCAGCGGCCAAGGTCTCCGCCAAGACGACGAAAATCCCGGCGTCATTCACGACGGCCCAAGGTGCTCTGGAGTCGGCGTGGGGCGCACATGCACCAGGCATGAATCTGTTCGGCATCAAGGCCGACCCATCGTGGAAAGGCCCGGTTACGACGCAGATCACACACGAGGTGGTCGGTGGCAAAACGATCTCGATCACCGCCAAGTTCCGAGCCTATGACGATTGGCTTGGCTCGATCACTGATCACGCGCAGTTCCTGTTGACGAATAAGCGGTATCAGCCCGCGTTCGCCTACACGACTGGCGCCCTGTTCGCTCAGGCTGTGGCCGCTGCCGGTTACGCCACCGATCCGCTGTACGCGCAAAAAATCGTGTCGATCATCAAGGCCCATAACCTCGGGATGCTCGACGTCTAGACGCGCGATTTATCTGCCACACGAATATTTGCAGAATATCTGCCACACGAATAAGCCGCTGAGCGGCTTTTTTTACGCCTGAAGGAAATCCATGGCAACGAATCTGAAGTTCAGCACCACTCTGAAGAACGCGATGGAGAACGCCATCACATCAGCAGTGGGCGCTTCCTGCATCATCACTTTCTATAACGGCACTCAGCCTGCATCGCCAGATACTGCCATCACATCGCAGACAGCCCTGACCACTGGTATCACCGGCAACGCGACGTTCGCGCCTGCTGCATCGGGCGGCATTCTCACCTTGAACGCAATCACTAGCGGCGTTGGTTCGGCCGGTGCATCCACGGGCACTGTCGCGACGTGGTTCCGCATCACCACTTCGGGCGGCACTGCGGTTATCGATGGCACTGCTGGCACATCGGGGGCCGACCTGAATTTCACCGGCTCAGCGTCGATCGCTACCGGCCAAACAGTTTCGATCTCCAGCTTCACGCTGACCAACGGCAACTGATCAAGTAACCGGGGGCTCGCATGGGAAGCCTATCCGGCTCCACTGCTGTAAATTCATCCGCCGTCAACCTGAGCTCGCCCGCACAGACTGACTGGATTCAGTTCCCGCAAAGCGCGACGAGCCCGAACCGTAGGAGTGGTGGCGGCTCAACCATCTCCCTGCCTACCGCTGTCGGTTCCGGCGTTACGCTTGGCGGCTACGGACCCGATGCACGGAGCGTTACGTGGACAGATGGCACGCCGACTGCCAGCGCCACTAGCGGGGATGGCATCTTTGCTCCGGCGTCAGGTTCAGCAGTTGTCGGCAACGGGTTCCAGTTCACCGTTCCCGCCGATACCACGACACGCACAGTTGTCATTGCGTGGGGGATGTACGGCGGTGACACTGGGGCGAATACTGCCGCAGCGAAGCTGGTAGCCACACTGTCGGATGGCAGCGCTCCTGCGGTTACGCACACGCCCGCTGGCGTTGCGGCTGGCGCATCTGCCGACTACCTCACGACCCTGACGTATAGCGCGAACAGTGCGAGCCAAACGCTCACTCTTGCGGTCACGCTGACGACAGTCAATGCTGGCGCCGGGAATTTCTGCAACATCACGTTGCAGACGGCCAAGTATCTCACAAGCTCCAGTCCGGTTACTGGCTCGGGCGCATCGACACAAGCGCCCAACGTCTCGTCTGCTGCCGGCGCAATCTCAGTTTCGGGATCGTCGGCAAGTGCGCAAGCCGCCAACGCTTCGTCTGCCTCTGGCTCTGTCCGCATATCTGGCGCGGCGGCTTCGGCCCAAGCGGCGAACACCAGCGTTGCTGTCGGCGCGGTCATTGTAGGTGGTGCCGCGGCGTCGAATCAGGCGCCTAGCACTGCCAGCGCGGTCGGCGCTGTCCGGATCTCCGGTTCGATCTCGTCAACGCAGTCGCTGAATGTATCGGCTGCCTCCGGCTCGGTTGCAGTCACCGGCGCAGCATCAAGCATCCAGGCGCCGAATATATCGAGCGCTTCGGGCGCGATCGGCAACATCGTTCAAGGGAGTGCCGCGAGCACTCAAGCACCGAACGTTTCTGCGGCATCGGTAGGCGTCGCTGTCTCGGGTGCCGGCGCTTCGACGCAGAGCAAGAATGCCTCGCTGGCTGTGGGCGTGGTCGCTGTAGCCGGGTCGGCGGCATCACTTCAGGCGGCTAATTCCAGTTCGGCCAGCGGCGCTGTTCAAGTGTCGGGCTCCGCAGCGAGTGTTCAGCAAGTCAATACGTCCACTGCAACTGGCGAAGTCATTCTCGCGCCAATAGTCGGCGCCGCTGCCAGCACTCAGCAACCAAACGTCTGCATCGCTACCGGCGTCATCACCTCGGCCGACGTCAATCCGGCGATCTTCCACGTCTCCGCAGAGAACCGCCTATTTACGGTCGCTGGCGAGACGCGGACATACGTTGTGCTGCCTGAAACGCGAGTGTTCAAAGTCGGATAACAGGCCGCATGGCCAGGAACTCACTATGGTTGGCCTTCCAAACAATCGTATATCGCCGAAAGACCCGATAGCGAACCTTCCCTATGCGTTCGAGTGGGCCGCCGAGCTGGCGCTCGGCGCAACGCTGACGCAGGCAACGATCACCGTTCCGACCGGCATCACGCTATCGCAAGCTGGCGTCATCGAAGGAACACAAGTCGTGTTCTGGCTATCGGGGGGGACTACTGGCGTTGCCTACGAAATCGCATGCGTCATCACCGATAGCACTGGCGCCACGAATCGAAAGTGGTTCCTGCTTCAGGTCACCTGATCTAGTCCCACTCCTTATGAGGCCCGCGTTCTGCGGGCTTTTTTTATGCCCGTAGAAAACGTCCACGAACTCAAAGACACGCTCACCGCTGACTATTTCGTCCCCGGTCACGAAGAGCGTAAGACGACGGCCCTCTTCGAACGCTCAAAGAAATTGCTGATCGAGCGTGAAGGCGGCCGGTGCTTCGTCACCAACATGACTGCCGAAGAACTCGGCGCACCACTGCAGGCACATCACTTCCCTGTAGAGCGTTGCTTTGCCACGGCGTGGGATTGGCCGCGCTTCGCGGCTGATTGCAAGAAAGGTCTATGGGGGCCGCACGCTCAGGCTTTCGATTGGGCCAATTTTGATCCGGTCAATGACCCATACAAGTTCGTCGACGACATGACCGTCAACGGCATGTTGCTCGGCCTTGGCCCGCATATCGGAAAGGACCAGGGGATTCACAGGTTGCCCTTCCCCGTTTGGCTGTTCACCAAGTACGCCGTCGAGGGGTATCAATTTTCCCCGACTGAAGTCATCCATCACGATCCGGAGCATCTATGAATAGCACCCCCATCAACACCGCAACCGCAGTCGGCGCCGGTGCCGTAGTCGCACCCGTAGTTTCGTATGTCGCGAGCATGTTTCACGCGACTCTTCCGGCCGATGTGCAAAGCGCTGTCGTCGTGCTGATTGTGGCCGGCGCGCACTGGGTCAGCCAGACAG